AAACTCTATTGAAAAGACTTTCATGGTTGATGATGCGTCCAGAATATTTTAGCTTTGCTTGTAAGTATATATTAAATATTGAACTTAGCCCATTTCAGTCTTTGTTGCTTTATGAAATGTGGAACCGTAAATTTCCCATGCTTGTTGGTAGCCGTGGTATGGGTAAAAGTTTTATACTTTCGGTGTATCCATTGCTTCGAGGTTTGTTTATGCCTCGCAGAAAGATAATTATTGTGGGCGCTGCATTTAGACAGTCCAAAGTTTTGTTTGAATATATGGATACAATATGGAAAAACGCCCCAGTTTTACGAGATTTGTGCGATAGCAACAGTGGTCCTAGACGCGATATTGATCGTTGTGTTATGCATATTGGGCAAAGTACAATAACATGTCTTCCGCTTGGTGATGGTTCTAAAATTCGCGGCCAACGCGCTAATGATATAATTGCCGATGAGTTTGCCTCGATCCCGAGAGATATTTTTGAAAATGTAGTGGCTGGTTTTGCCGCTGTTTCGTCTTCTCCAATTGAAAAAGTCAAACAAAAGGCAAAAGAGAAAAAAGCAAAAGAGCTTGGAATAGCAATGGCCAAACCGGATGAATCTGAAAATCCTTCCGATAAATCAAATCAAATTATTTTATCTGGTACTGCATATTATGACTTCAACCATTTTGCCGAGTACTTCAAGCGATATCATGCTATTGTGTCAAGTGGCGGAGACAGAAGAAGGCTAGAAGAAATATTTAACGGAGAAGTTCCAGTTGACTTTGACTACCGTAATTATTCAGTGATAAGAATACCTGTCGATAAACTTCCAGAAGGGTTTATGGACGCTGGCCAAATTGGACGAGCAAAAGCAACTGTTCACTCTGGTATTTTTCAAATGGAGTATGGGGCTATTTTTACTAGCGATAGCCAAGGCTTTTTCAAGCGTAGTTTAATAGAATCATGTACCGTATCTCCATCAAAACCAGTAAGACTTCAATCTGGCGAAATTTGTTTTGAGGCTAGTCTTACTGGCGATTCAGATAAAAAATATGTATTCGGGGTTGATCCCGCTTCTGAAGTTGACAACTTTAGTATTGTTGTCATGGAAGTAAATAGCGATCATAGAAAAATAGTACATTGCTGGACTACAAACAGAAAATCGCACAAGGAATTAGTTAAATCTAAAATAGTCGAAGAGGATGATTTTTATTCTTTCTGCGCAAAGAAAATAAGAAAGTTGATGAAGTCATTTCCTTGCTCTGAAATAGCAATGGACGCGCAGGGCGGTGGTATTGCTGTTATGGAAGCTTTGCATGACAAGGACAAAATTCCCGAAGGTGAACTTCCAATATGGCCTGTTATTGAAGAAAAAGCAAAAGATACTGATGATAAACAGGGCTTGCATATATTGCGAATGTGTCAGTTTGCAAGATCTGAATGGTTGGCGGAAGCTAATCACGGATTAAGAAAAGATTTTGAAGATAAGATTATTTTATTTCCTTATTTTGACTCTGTTAGCTTGGGATTGTCGTTGGAGGTAGATAAGTCCGTAGGAAGAAAATACGATACACTAGAAGATTGTGTGATGGAAATAGAAGAGTTGAAGGATGAACTTTCTATGATAGTTATGACACAAACACAAAATGGTCGCGAGCGATGGGATACCCCAGAAGTTAAAACCGGAACCGGTAGAAAAAACAGACTCAGAAAAGATCGTTATTCATCTTTAATTATGGCCAATATGTCTGCCAGAAGTCTTCTTACAGAAAAAACCACAATGGAAACTGGAGCTATTGGGGGCTTTGCTCGCGGCGGTCAACCGGCTTTTTATGATTACAGCAACGACAAGTTATTTGCTGGACCCTCTTGGTTTACTGAAAAAGTACAGGGTTTGTATTAGAATGTGTATAGTAATATAATTGACGATATGATTGACAATTCAATTAAATAGGAAACAATACAAATGTCTGAACCACTCTATCAAACATGGGCCAGCGACTCGGATAAAGAAAAGGTATATGATTCTACAATTCTAGATGGATATGATGGTATCGTTTATAGAAGCTCCGCTCACGGAAATGGTTATGATGGAACATACAGAAAGCAAACATATCTAGATATCGAGCCAAATCGCACTGTTCGTCCTTCTTTTGATCGTTCTGATTATGACGCTTTTCGTCCGGGCGAATCTATTCCGACTCGTCAAAAGAAAATAATGGCGGCTTGTATGGTTGCTTACGATAGGGTTGGTATTATTCGTAATGTTATTGATCTTATGAGCGACTTTGCTAGTCAGGGGCTTGTGCTTGTACACCCAAATAAAACAATTGAAAAATTTTATAGAAAATGGTTCGCTCAAATTAAAGGTTACGACCGGTCTGAAAGATTTTTAAATTATCTTTATCGTTGCGGCAATGTTATTGTTCAGCGACGTACAGCAAAAATAAACCGCAATAAAGAAGCAGAACTTCGTCGTGCTGCTGGCGCTGATGTAATTATTGAAGATTCGAAGATTCCACGCCGCGAAATTCCTTGGGTTTATGATTTTCTAAATCCTTTAGCTGTAGAAATTGATGATGCTGGGTTGCTTGCTGTTGGCAAGCCAAAGTTTTACTTGAATATTTCCAAGTATACATATCAGTCTTTGATGCAAACATCAAATACAAACAATAATGCATTTAAAACTTTACCAACCGATTTACAACAAAGATTACAAAATGGCGACCGAAGAATTCCAATAAATGAAGATACGTTCTTTTATCATTACAAGAAAGATGATTGGCTACTTTGGGCTAATCCTATGATTTATGCGATTCTTGATGATATTCGCATGTTGGAAAAAATGAAGCTGGCTGATCTTGCGGCTTTGGATGGTGCTATCAGTCAGGTTAGATTGTGGACTGTTGGTGATTTCGAGCAAAAAATTGTGCCAACAAAAGCTGGTCTGCAAAAAATTCGCGACATTCTTGCAAGTAATGTTGGCGGCGGAACAATGGATTTGGTTTGGGGTCCAGAGCTTAAATTTACCGAGAGTAATTCTCAGGTTTATAAGTTTTTAGGTTCTGAGAAATATCAGCCAGTATTAACAAGTATTTATGCTGGTCTTGGAATTCCTCCAACTTTAACTGGAGCTTCTGGAAATGGTGGATATACAAACAACTATGTTTCTCTCAAAACTTTGATTGAAAGATTAGAATATGGAAGAGAAATACTAACTCAATTTTGGCAGCAAGAAATAGAGTACATCAGAAAAGCAATGGGTTTTAGACTTCCAGCTGAAATACATTTTGACTCTATTGTTTTATCGGACGAAGCTGCCCAAAAGAAACTCCTTATGGATCTTGCTGATCGTGATATAATTTCTCAAGAAACTTTACTTGAACGATTCCGGGAAATTCCTAGCATCGAAAGAGTAAGAGTTCGAAGAGAAGAAAGAGAAAGAATGAATGACTCAGACACGCCTAAAAAAGCTGGTCCATATCATAATCCACATCATCGTGAAGATATGGCTAAAATAGCAATGACTAAGGATGTTTTAGATTCAAAAGAATATCTTGAACAGATTGGTCTTCCTGCCACAAATGCTCCGCCAGCTACGGTTGCTCCAAGCCCAACAGGTAAAAAACCAGCCGCTCCATCGCAACAATCTGGAAGACCTTCTTTTTCAAGAGATACCGCGCCTCGTAAACAAAGGCGTGTTTTACCAAGAAGTGGCGAACCAACATCGGCAACTCTTTGGGGAATTGAAGCTCAAGAAAAAATATCTGAAGTTATGACCCCTATCGCTTGTGCGCATTTCAATAAAAAAGACGCTAGGGCTTTGAGCAAGTCTGAAGTGGATGATCTTGAATATTTAAAGTTATGTATATTTACTGGTTTAGAGCCATTAATAGAAGTTACTCCAGAAGTTATACAAAAGATTCTTCAATTAAACACCAAACCAAGCGCTGCTTTTACTGAATTAGTTGACTCCAAACAGGAGGCTTTTAGTTCAGTTCGTCAAAGAAAGCCAAATACCGTAGAAATGCGCCATATTTATGCTTCTGTTTATGTCGAGATGTTTTCTGAATCTAGCGATATTTAGGTAAAATAATCCACAAAAATTAAATTTTGTGTAATATCCGTTATGGAGAATCCAAATATGAAAATAAAAGTATACGAACAAGAAATAAGAGATGGCTTGGAAAAGGCTATCAGCAATAACTCTATTGCTTGTTGCGCTGTTGCCCAATTCTTCGAGCCGTCTTCCGAGACGGTAGAAAAAATACAGAAGATAATGACAGCAAGCCCAAACGAAGAGTTGGCCGTAGCAGAAAATAAAAACCAAATCGACTTGTACTATATTAAATCAATTCTGGTTAGCACCGGTTGGAACAAAAACGATGATGTTTTTGATTCAAGTGAGCTTTGGAATGCAAAAGATACTCCCGAGGACAAGCCATTTAACTTCATGCATAATGAGAAAGATATAATCGGACACATTACTGCAAACGAAGTTGTAGATTTTGAGGGAAATAAAATCGACTCAAATTCTAGAGATGTTCCTAGTGAGTTTAATATTCTTACTTCTGCTGTAATTTATACTTCTTGGTCTGACCCTGAACAAAGGGAAAGAATGAGAAAGATTATTGCAGAGATAGAAGAAAACAAATGGTTTGTATCAATGGAATGCCTTTTTCCTAACTTTGATTATGCTTTAAAAAGCAGCAAAGGGGAATTGAAGGTTATAAAAAGAAATGAAGCATCGGCATTTCTAACAAAACATTTAAGATCATATGGAGGAGATGGAAAATACGAAGATTACCAAGTGGGAAGATTATTAAGAAACTTATCGTTCTCTGGTAAAGGCTTAGTTTCCAAACCTGCTAACCCACGAAGTATAATTCTGGAAGGAAATGATTTTTTTGATGAATCTCAAGCACAAACTTTATCTTTATCTTCATTACAGGAGAATGATATGTCAGACCTTTTAACAAAGCAAGTTGAAGACTTGCGAGCCGAGTTAGCAGAAGCTAAGGCTGCTAACGAAGCGCTCAAGCAGCAAGTTGCCCAAGGGCAGCAGGCTGAATTTGAAGCAACGATTAAGTCCTTGGAAACCACAATTGCTGAACAGACCGAAAAGCTGCAAAAGCAAATCGCTGAAGCCGAAACTCTTGCCGAATCTCTCAAGCAGGCCGAAGAGACCATTGCTATGAAGAATAAAGAAATGCAAGACAAAATGGAAGAAATGAAGCAGATGAAAAAGAAGGAAACAATGTCGAAGCGAAAGGCGCAGCTTGAAGAAGCTGGTCTGGACGCTG